ATGACTGCGGTGGATGCCCAGATGAAGGAACAGCTGGGCCTGACTTCCGAGATGGTGGCACAGGTCTTTCACGTTCCGCCGTTCAAGGTAGGCGGCCAATTGCCGGCGGGCCAGAAGGTCGGCGACCTCAACCAGATCTATTTCAATGACGCGCTTCATTCGTTGATCGAAGAAATGGAAGCGTCGCTCGACGATGGCCTCTCGTTGCCGGCCGGCTACCGAACAGAGCTGGAGGTGGCCAACCTGTTGCGCATGGACCCGGCCACGCAGGCCGAGGTGACCGTGAAGCTGGTGGGCGGCAGCGTCAAGACGCCGAACGAGGGGCGCTTCGATCTCAACTTGCCGCCGCTCGAAGGCGGCGACACGGTCTACATGCAGCAGCAGGACTTTCCGCTGGATCAGGTTCGGCTAAACAAGATCGTGCCGCCGGCACCACCCGCGCCTACACCGACGTCCTCGGCCGCTGCGCCAGCTCCAGCTCAGGAAGATCCCCCCGCTGATCTGACGGACGAAGAACAACTCGAGCTGGCCGACTACATCGAAAAGGAGCTGGCATGCGAGCCGACCTGAAAGCACTGGCCGACATCGTCGTGCAAACCCTGCGTGCGGCTATTGCGCCTATCTCCAAGCGATTGGACGAACTCGACTTGGTGGTCAAGGGAATTCCGGATGCCCTGACGCCAACAATTGAAAGCACTGTGAAGAAGGCTGTCGATGCACTGCCGCCTGCCGAGCCTGGCCAAGACTTCCCAGTGGAAGAGGTAGAGCGAATGGTGGCAGCCGCCGTATCAGCCATTCCTCCGCCCAAGGATGGTGAGCCAGGAAAGAGCGTAGGCATTTCTGAGATCGAACCGGTAGTCGATGAGGCTGTTTCAAAGGCTGTTGCCGGGCTTCCTCCACCGAAGGATGGCGAAAGTGTGCCGATTGAAGCAGTGCGCTGCATGGTCGATGAAGCGGTGGAAAAGGCGCTTGCCGCCGTGCCGCGCCCCAAAGATGGCGAGCCAGGTCGGGACGCGCTTCAGCTCGAACTTCAGCCCGCAATCGACATGGAGAAGTCCTATCCCCGAGGAATCTACGCACGGCATGCCGGAGGTCTCTGGCGAGCGTTCGAGTCCACCAAGGGCCTGCATGGTTGGGAATGCATCGTTGACGGCATCGCCGAGCTGCGCATCGAGCAGCCCAGCGGGCGCGAATTCACGCTGGTAGCGCGCACGTCGAGCGGCACTGAG